ACACATAACAAAGTACAGCTGTGGAAAGCAAAAGCACCCAATAAAAGTGTTGCACCAACAGCAAATGAATATTGGGAAAGAGGAGACGGATGTAGTAAACGTACAGAAGGCTGTAAAAGACGATTTGGATTTAAACCAACTGGGGGTGCAGGTTCGACTCCAATAGCAAATCCAAGTACAGATGCAAAACTTCCGTTTGGAGGATTCCCTGCAGCTAAGGCGTTCTCATGATGGAAGAAATTTATACTCATGCTAGTAAAGAAGCACCTCGTGAATGTTGTGGACTTGTTGTACAGGATGGAAACAATGAAAAATATATTCCACTTGAAAATATTTCCGAAAACGAGAGAGACTTTAAAATTGACCCAAAAACTTTTGTGATGTATCAACTCATTTCGAAAATAAAATATGTAGTCCATAGTCACTATAACCAAGATTGTCACCCAAGCGAAGTAGACAAAAAACAATGTCGCGAGGTAGGAATCCCGTACTTAATCGTTTCCTATCCCGACAAAGAATACACGATATTACAACCATGACGAGAAATATTATACTAAAAGGACGAATGGGAGAACTATTCGGAGAAGTACATAGACTGAATGTAAAAACTGTTCAAGAAGCTATGCGTGCCATTGATACTATGAAAGGTGGACTTCGTACTTACCTTATGGATTGCACAGAAAATGGTGTAGAGTTTACAGTACAAAAAGGCGAAGACTTTATGGATTATAATAATATCGCAATGGAACTAGGGAAAGACGATATAATAATCTCTCCAGTTCCAGCAGGTAGTGGAGATGGTGTAATAAAAACAATTATTGGAATAATACTTATTGTAGCTTCTATAATGTGGGACCCTAGTCTTACATCAGCAAAATATATTGCAGCAGCAATGTTTACAGTTGGTGTAAACTTAGCACTTATGGGTATAATAGAAATGACAATGGATGACCCCGAAGAATTAAATGAAGAAGATTCAACACTATTCAACGGGCCAACAAATAATACAAAATCAGGGGTACCTGTGCCTTTAGCTTACGGAGAAATGGAAGTAGGTGGAGCAGTAGTAAACTTTGGTTTTACAAATACAAGAATTAGAGGCAATCAAGGATATACTTTTATTTCTAAAGGAACTAACAGTGGTCAAGGACAAGGTGGTAGTAGTGGTGGTGCTGGTGGTGCTATCAATGCAGGAAGCAACAGTGACTGGCAACAATTTGAGGCAGAATAATGGCAATAAAAATAGCAGAAGGTAGTGGTGGCGGTAACGCGCCCTTAGATTCAGCAGGAGTACAAAGCACAACAACGCGTGCTCAAACTGCTGTTATTTATGATGTACTATCTGAAGGCCCGATTGAAGGATTAAAAGATGGTGTATCTAGTATACGATTAAATGACAATCCTGTTGCAAACAATGTTAATGCTAGAACTATATCACCCCAAATATCTTATGATGCAAGTTATGTAGCCTCTACAGGCGTATTAACGGATAACACAACTTTAAATATGTTTAATGGAGCTTCTACAAGCGATGGAACTAGGCAATTACTAGTTCTTGGGGGCAAAAAGAAAACTTCTTCATCTATAAATACTACGGCAGGAAATAATATAGTCGTATCAACAAACTTATCTAATCTAACATTTGCAGCTGATGATGTTTGGAGTGGTCAAGGAATGGAGCCCATGATTCGTATTGATGGAGCTGGTCGTGATGGTGGTCAACTTATAGCAGGTGTAACTGAATTTATCAATACTGCTGCTGTAAGAGTAGATACTACTCCAATGACAACAATTACTAATACCGCACTTTCTATAGATTTAGTAAAAGATATAGCTAGTTTCAGTGGTAATACAGCAACCATAGCCGCTAGTGGTGTAAATATTGCTAATACTATGGCTATTATGTCTAGTCCAGCACGAAGTGCAACAGACCAACCAACTTATAATTATCAAAATTTTGGATTTGCTTTTAGAACAGGAACAAGAGAACAAGAATTCTTACCTACACCAAATGGAATAGGAAGTGCTTCAGTAGCTCATAATGTATCTGGAGGTAATATTGGTACTACTTCAGGAACAGGATATCCTTCAGCAAGTACTTTTGGATTTGAAAATACAGACTCATATACAGGCTCAGCTTTAACAATTACTTCTTCTACTATGGGAGTTGGTAACCCCGCAGAAGTAGATATGTTAAAATGTACACTTCAATTTAATCAATTAATCTCTCAAAAAGAGAATGGAAAATTAGGGCCAGGCTTTGCCGAATATAGAATTACTTTTGGGTATTCTAGAGATGGCGGAAGTACTTTTACAGATGTAACAAAAGTAGGTAGATCTTCAGTATCTTCTTCAAGAGCAGACTATCATGCAAATGGTGCTTCTAAATCTTACTCATCAGGCAAAATTAGCAAGAAAACTAAACAACCTTTTGCTCATGTATTTAGTTTTGATATAAGTAAGTATCAACCATTTGATGCATATAGAGTTAAATTTGAAAGAATATCAGCAGTCAATCAAAAAGAAAATAGTTGGCAACAAAGCAATTCAGGTGTAATAAAACAAATAGAAAATATTATTACAGATAAATTAACTTATCCTTATACAGCATATGCAGCGGTGGTTGTAGATGCGGAAGACTTCCAACAAATACCAAAACGTGGCTATTTAATTCGTGGAATGAAAGTTAAAGTTCCAACAAATTATTTTCCAAAAGACGAACTAAATATAACTACAGGACTAAGAAGAAATAATGCAGCTTACACTAGACATGTAACTAATGGTACTGACACAGGTTCAGTTACGGATTGGGACGGAAACTTTAGAGGAGATAAAAAAGTATTTACCTCTCCTACTCATGCAAACTATGAACCAGTTTATACAAGTAACCCAGTATGGGTATTCTATGACTTATTAACAAATCAAAGATACGGACTAGGTAAATACCTCGATGAAGATTTTGATTTTAGTAGCATAGATAAGTATACATTATTTCAATTAGCAAAATATTGTGATGAATTAGTGCCAGACGGAAAAGGCGGTACAGAACCAAGATTTACTTGTAATTTATACATATCAAAAGATATGAACGCAATTAAGATGTTAAAGAATATGGCATCAATGATTCGTTCAATGTTACTTTGGTATGATGGACAGGTTAGCTTAGGGTCTAATATACAAAAAGGCCCTGTATATGCATTTAATAAATCTAATGTTATTGGGGGAGAGTTCGCATATTCAGGAACTGCAGCAAGACACAGACATAATCAAATAGCTGTTAGCTGGAACGACCCTGAGAACGGATATAAAAAAGCAGTAGAAGTTGTAGAAGACCACGACGAAATAGCAAGAACAGGTAAACTTAGAAGAAAAAATATTACAGCATATGGTTGTACTTCTCAAGGACAAGCAATAAGACATGGTAAATATCAACTATACACAGAAAAATTAGAAGAAGAAGTAGTTAGTTTTTCAACTGGACTTAATGGTTCAATGCTAAAACCAGGAGATGTTATATCAGTTCAAGACTCTGATTTAACAAATGTTAGTGCAAGTGGTCGTGTTACTACTTCAAGCGCTTCATCTACTACGGTCATAAAAACTGATAGAGATGTTAGTTCTTATCTAAATAATGATGATGCCTTTACTTTAAATTTAATATATCCTAGTGGTGGTGCATACTTATCACAACCAACTGCAACAATTAATAGTGTTGTTTATAATCAAGGAGATTTAATACTTGTAGATGAAGATGGTGGAGCTATAGATACTCATGCAAAAACTTCTAATTTAAAAGATGATGCAGGAAATGTAGTTCAAACCATATGGTCAGATGATGTTAGAGTGGAGAGCAAAACAATATCTTCCTTTGATTCTAGTTCTGTAACTGTATCTAGCGCTTTTAGTTCTGCTCCGAATGGAGAAGTTGTATTTACTATAACAGGAATTAAAGAAGAAGGTGGAGATGTAACAGGAAGTACAAGACAGTTTATAATTACAAATATTAGTCATCAAGATGATATGAATTATACCATTAACGCAGCAGAGTATCATGTTGAAAAATATGACGCAGTTGATAGAGGATGGGTAATTCCTACTTATGCAGATATAGCTCAAACACCAAAAAGAACAGATATAATACCTGTTCCAACTGGAGTAACTTCATCTATAGTACCTGGCGATGCAGCTGGAGGAGATACTGTAGGAGAGGGAGATACTACTAATGACTTCTCAGTAGTTATAAACTGGACACATCCAACAACAGAAAGAACAGATTCGGAAGGTAATTCACTCACTGATGTATATGAACATCTAGCAGGATATAATATTCAGCATAATTTTATAACTGCAAATAATGACCAAGATGCAAATAGAGAGTTTACTACAGTTAGATTAAATTCAAATGACAAAACAGATTTTACAGTTAACCAAGTAGTTCCAGGAAACTATACAATTCGTGTACAGACTGTAGCTATAAATGGACAAACTTCTGGATGGGTACAAAAATTATGTGTATTCAATGAAGCATTATTTACTATATTTGGAGCAGGTACATTAAATGCAGGACTAAATGGTGGTATACAAAAAGGGGGTATATTAACTACTGTACCTGTAGTAACAGAAGCAAATGGAACAGTAACTTTTGCTAATAGCACATATGTATTCTCTCCACCAAATGGAGTAAGTTCTATTATTGTAAATAGTGGAAACACAAATTTTACAACTCAAGCTTTTTCAGGAATGGCAGATGGTGATGAAGCATTTTTACTTTATGATTATGATGGTAATACTGCTAGAGGCACAACAAGGACTGATCCGCTAAGAGCTGTAAAAGTAGTTACAGATACTACAGCTGCTGACGCAGATACTTCCGCAACATATGACTATCAGTTCTTAGCAAGACTTGGAGAATCAAATAATGATTTAGTACAAGTTTCAGGAACTATATCATCAACAGCAGGAGAACCAGAAATAACAGGTTCAAGCACTTCATTTACAGACTTCCAAGAAGGAGATGTTGTAGCACTCGGAGAGAACGCTGCCAGATTTATGGGTAAGATTATAAATATTACTAGCGATACTCTTATGACCTTAGACAGTAGTCCAACTACTTCATATAGTGGTGCAAAAATATTTAAACAAGGTCTACCTATAGACCATATGAAAGATACTATTATTGGTGCAGTTAAAAGAAGTGGCAGTACTTATAGTTATCAACCTTTTACAAATAAACAATCAGTAGATAATTCTGCAGAGATTGGTAGCAATACAATTACAAGTGTTCAACTAGGCAACAATGCAATTACCTCGGTACATATTACAGCTAATTCAATAGGAGCAGCAGCAATAGTAGCAGGGGAGATTGACAACTCACACATAGCAGCGAACAGTATT